CGTTGGAAGGCGCTGGCATCCATCATCAAACCTGAGACATATCTGTGGATGATGACAGGCACTCCAGCATCACAGTCGCCTGTTGATGCGTACGGCCTTGCACGATTGGTTAACCCAAGCGGTGTGCCCAAGTTCCAAACAGCGTGGCGCGACAAGGTGATGAACAAGATAACCATGTTTAAGTGGACACCCAAAGACAACGCAAGGTCGCTTGTGTACGAAGCGTTGCAACCAGCAATCCGTTTCACAAAAGGGCAGTGCCTTGACTTACCACCAGTCATCACAGTAACGCGTGAAGTACCGATGACACCGCAACAGAACAAGTACTACAGGCTGTTGAAAGAACAGATGATGGTGCGTGCGGCGGGAGAAATAATCAGCGCAGTTAACGCCGGTGTTGCGGTAAACAAGTTGCTACAAATATCATGTGGTGCCGCCTACACAGACGACAGGGAGGTTGTTGAGTTCGACGCATCTCCGCGTCTGCATGTGCTCGACGAAGTGCTTGAGGAGACAGAACGTAAGGTCATAATCTTCGCGTTGTTCCGCTCCAGCATAGCTACCATCGTTACGCATCTGACCAAGCAGGGCTATGCCGTGGGACAAATTCACGGCGACGTGAGCGCCAGCAAGCGCGGACAAATCATTGGCGACTTCCAGACCACTGACAAGATACGCGTGCTTGTCTTGCAACCACAAGCAACCGCCCACGGGATTACCCTAACTGCCGCTGACACCGTGGTGTTTTTTGGCCCGCTGATGAGCGTGGAGATGTACACACAGTGTATTGCCCGCGCAGATCGGAAAGGTCAAGACTCTGACAAAGTTACTGTGGTACACATTGAGTCAAGCCCTATTGAGAAAAAACTATTCACGGCAATGGCCGGTAAAGTAAACGACCACAAGTTGTTGGTTGATATGTTCGACAGCGAAGTTAAAAATATTTAAAGAAAGGAGTTGTGTTTGGTTTTGTTCCGTGTATGATGTTAAACGTTAGACAAAAAAACAGGAGAAGCAAATGACTGCAACAGTCGATGATGACGCTCCCCCGCAAGAGGAGAGCAATGAATTGGCCACTGTCCCAATGGACAAGTTGGCAAAGGTGTACCGTAAGATGGCGGCTCGAATTCAAGAGCTGACTCAAGCGTACGAAAACGAAGTTGAGGAAATCAAACGGCAGCAAGACACCGTGAAGATTGCCCTCAAAGATCAGATGCTTGCACTGGGCGTGTCCTCTGTGCGCACTGACCAAGGCACTGTAGTGTTGTCCACAAAGACACGCTACAACACACAAGACTGGGATTCATTCAAGACATTCGTGCTTCAACACGAAGCCGTTGATTTGTTGGAGAAGCGTATTGCGCAGACCAATATGGCAACATTCCTTGAAGATAACCCCGGCCTCGTACCACCCGGATTGAACTCATTGACTGAGTACGCAATCTCTGTTCGCAAACCAACCAAGTAATCAGGAGAAATATCACATGACCAATGTGACGCTTTTTAACAAAGCAAACGTACCAGCGTTTGCAAAGAATCGTGAGGGCTTGTCCTCAGTAGCCAAAGCTTTGGCTGGCAACAACGTAGATACCACCAAGCGTATCTCAATCAAGGGCGGCGTGTTCCGCTTGTACAGCGGCGGCAAAGAAATTGCCTCAATCGAAGAGCGCTATCTGGACGTTGTGTTCGTTGCCGCCGCGCCTGAAATCGGACGCGTGTTTTATGCCAAGGCATACGATGGTGAAGTATCTGCGCCTGACTGCTGGTCTGCTGATGGTAAGACCCCATCTATTGATGCTGGCAACAAGCAGCACTCCAGTTGCAAAGACTGCCCACAGAATATTGCAGGGTCTGGTCTGGGTAACAGCCGCGCATGCCGCTACCAGCAACGCGTTGCTGTAGTGTTGGCCAACGACATGGAAGGCGACATTCTTCAGTTGACTCTGCCAGCCAAATCAATCTTTGGTGATGGCGAAGGCGAGAATCGCCCATTACAGGCGTACATCAAGTGGTTGATGGCGCAACAAGAACCAATCGACCCCAGCTTGGTTGTGACACGCTTGAAGTTCGACACCAAGTCGGAAAGCCCCAAGCTGTTCTTCAAAGAGATGCGCTGGTTGAACGAAGACGAGTACGAAACAATCTCTGTCAAGGCTGAGTCCGCAGAAGCCAAACGCGCTGTTGCAATGACAATGCCCAAGCAGACTACCGTGTCTGCCCCAGCGCCTCTGGCTATTGCTGGTAAGCGTCCTGTCGTGGTTGAAGAGACTGAGGAAGAAGAACCCCCAGCACCTCCACCCAAGGCAAAGAAAGCCAAAGCCGCGCCTGTCGCAGAGGAAGAAAGCGAAGAACCTACTGTGCGTAAGGAAGAGAAGAAACCGAGTTCCGTGCCTGTCAAGAAATCAAACTTGGCGGCGATGGTTGACGACTGGGAAGAAAACTGAGGAGGACGGGGCTTCGGCCCCTCACAATATGGCTTACTCACAACAAACAATAAACATGGTCATGAAAGCGCCTAAGACGTTGGGTAACCAACTGGGGCGCTGGGCTGTTCACCACAACTTCTCTGTCGTACGAATCTCTCAAGCACTTGGCGTTTCACGCCAATCTGTTTACAACTGGTTCGGTGGTGGTGAAGTGTTTGTAGCTTACCGGCCAGCGGCAAGCTCACTTCTCAAAATTCTACAAACATCAAGCACAGCCGATGAGGCTTGGAGAAAAACATGCAAGGCGTTCAACCTAAACAACTGAGCAACAACGAACTTCTACGTTACACATACATTATTGGTTTCGACAAAGTCACGCCTGAATGGGTTGAGACACTTGTTGAACGCTTGGCTGACTTGATTGATGCCCGCGAGAAAATCTTCCAAGATGGGTTTGAAGAAGGCTTTGAGCAAGGCGTAGAACACGCAAACGACGACTTCAAATAAACCAAAGGATAGACATGACTCCGCTCGAGTTCCTAGCGGTGGTTTTGCCGTCTTCGGGTTTAGGCTCGTACTGTGCGGTAGAACTCACAAGAAAAAAACAACATGTGTTCAAGGACACAATTGAGGAACTGCAACCCCACATAGACAGTTGGAACGCTGACCATTGCGACATCTTCTATGCGGTTTCTTGTTTCAACGGCAACAAGCGTGAGGCTGACAAAGCCACGCACATAAAGTCTTTCTTTGTTGACTTGGATGGTTACGCATCAAAAAAAGAAGCTGTGCTGGCGCTGGACGCATTCATGGTCAAGGTCGGGTTGGACAAGCTCGGCAAGCCGTGGATTGTTGGTTCTGGTGGTGGGCTTCACTGCTACTGGCCGATCACACGCGACATGACGATTGCTGAATGGCGGCCTGTTGCGCAGAACATAAAACTCCTGTGCAAGCAAGAAGGCATGGTCATCGACATGAATGTCACCGCAGATGCGGCGCGGTTGATGCGTGTGCCGGGCACTATGAACCACAAGAAGAAGTATGCCGTACCGCTTCATGTAAAGCTGTTGATGGAAGGCGACCTGTTTGACTTCGATGCGTTTGCTGAAGTCATCAACACCAACCTCAAAGAAAAAGCAGTGCCGCAACCTGACCCGATCATGTTGCCGGGGGCGAGGCCGAAGAATGCCAAGACTGCCGCTCAAGTAAAGATGATGCAGAACAGCCGCACAATCTTTGATGAGTTCCAACAGCACTGCGCCCAGATTGCTGACTATGTCGCCACCGCCCAAGAGGACGGCAAAGAACCTATCTGGAGAGCGTTGCTGTCGTGGGCGAAGGTCTGTGATGATGGCGTTGAGAAAGCTGTGTGGCTGTCTGAGTTGCACCCATACACGTCGGACAGGATGAATCAGAAGTTGGCTGAGATAAAAGGGCCGTACTCCTGCGCGGCAATGGACTCTCTGAACCCCGGCATCTGTACCGCGTGTCCGCACTGGGGGAAGATCACAAACCCGTTGATTCTTGGGCGTGAGATCAGAGCTGACAACACAGAGAAGGTCATCCCGATGACCACTGTAAGCGAAGACTTTGTTGAAGAAGAGTTCTTTGCGCTTGAGGATGCAGAAGACGGCGACGCCCCAGAACACATTGATGCAGTTAAACGCCCACTGCCACCACGCGGTTACAGCTACGGCGAGAACGGCGGCGTGTACTTTGTCAAGACAGAAGAAGATGAGGACGGCAAGAAATCCAAGAAGACTGTTCAGCTTGTTCCGTACGACTTGTTTGTGGTTGACCTGCTCAAGATGGAGGACGACCATCTGGTTCACATGGCCGCTGTGCGTCCCGAAGGTGTGTTTACACTTAACTTCCCGCAGAAATCAATCGTGAGCAAAGACGAGACGCTTAAATGGTTAGCTAGTCAAAACATCGTGTGCACATTTGCGGGCTTCGATAAACAGCTCTATGAGTATGTCCGCGCCTGTGTAGGCGAGGCATCGCAGTCCAAGAAACCGATTGTTGTCCCGTACCAGTGTGGCTGGCAAGAGAACGACAGCTTTGTTTACAACCACCGCGTGTTCAGTAAAGATGGCGGAGAGACCCGCGTCCCGATGCCCGGCCTTGAGAACATCAACCGCAATACATCTGGGGCTGGCAGTATCGATAAGTGGCGTGAGTTGTGGCAGACCATATTCGTCAACAAACCAAACATGGAAACGGCGTTAGCTGTGTGTCTGGACTCGTTCGGTTCGCCCTTGATGCGGTTCACTGAGTATGAGGGCTTCGTGTGGCACATCGGCTCACGCCATTCTGGTACTGGTAAGTCACTGGTTCTGAGTGCGAAGGCTGGCGTTTGGGGACACCCACTGCGGTACAGGACAGGCAAGGGCACATCTCCGGTTGCTATGCAGCAACGCGCCGGTCTGCTCAACAGCATGCCGCTTCTGATTGATGAGATAACAAATACTCAACGCGCCAACATGGAATGGGCACCAACGTTTATCTTTGACTTTGCTGAAGCGCAGGGCAAGGAGCGTATGGAGTCCGGTGCGAACAAGGAACGCATCAACAACACGACATGGAAGACAACCTGCACCATGACTTCCAACGAAAGCCTGACAGACTACATGGCAGGGGCAAGGAAGTTCAGTTCAAACGGTGAGCTTTTGCGTATGTTGGAATGGAATCCAAACATTAAGTTGGAATGGACTCCGCAAGAACGTGAAATTTTGTTGCAGATGAAACACAACTACGGCGTAGCTGGTGAAGCGTGGATTAGATGGCTTACAAAGAACCAGCACATAGCAGAACAGGTTGTGAAGAAAACACACAAACACTTGAAAAAGGTATTGAACTTTGACGACGACGAACGCTACTGGCATGCTGGCTGCACCGTTATTGTTGCGGCTGCTGTGCTTCTTCGCAGGGACTACGCCAATATCATTGATGTAGAGGTGCAGAAAGTCATTGACGCTCTCAGAGTCATTGTTGAGAAAGCCCGTGGAATTATCCGTGGCAGTGTGCGCACCGCTGAGGATGTGTTGAATGCCTACACCGGAGACAACTACGGAAGCTTCATCATTATCAAGAAAGCTGAAGGCCGCCTTATGGCTGCATGGGGGGATGGTGAGGCTGTTGACAAGTCACTCACCCGATCAAAAGTACTTGGGCGTGTTGAGCACGGGACGCTTGCGGAGGGGTTCAGAGAGTACTACATTGAGGAACAGCTTCTCAGGAAGCACTGCGTCAGCATGAGTTTCAGCTACGACGACTTCAAGAAGCAGATGGAGAAGATGTTCCGCGTTAAGTATTCCAAGAAAGATATGCTGGGCAAGACCAACGGCCCGTCCATGCGTGTCAACGCTATGCACATAACTTTTGAGGAAGAACAGTTCAATGGAAACAATCTATCCGTGGGCGACACTTAAACCGGGGGAAGGGTTTTTTGTTCCCGGTTTAGATGTTGAGAAAGTAAAGGAATTGGGGCTACGCGCCTCAATTCCCTACAAGTACCGCACCCAAGCTTTTGTTGGCATCAGAAAGGGGTTGCTAGGCGTATGGTTTTATCGGAAACCTCTCTCACCGTTTGAGCAACGGCGATCTTTATCTTCCTGATTTT